AGTTTGATAAAATATTTATCTGAATCGTAACTAAATAGATATGAATGAAAAAGAATATTTACAGCAGGAGTTAAATGAATGGTACAATATTCAGAGCACATTATTGAATTTCTTAAGTCGATGTAGTGATGAAACAACAGCCTTTGTACGAGGTTCTCTTGAAGAAATTGCAGAGAGTTTAGAGACAGAATAATAATTCACTTCACGAAAAGTAGTGAACATTAGTTGAATAAAACGGCAACTCCGCCCGGTGGCATCCGGGCGGAGTCTGTAAACTCTCAACAGCGAGTTATCGCTATCTCTGATAAAAACACTACAAAAGTAGTGCTATTCTATGAAAGAAACAAAATTACCATTATGGAAGCACTTCAAATTAGCCTTTCAAGTAGTAACGCTGCACGTTTGCAAAGCGAGTATTTCAGAAACCTGCCATCATGTGATTTTTTGGAGTTCGCGACTCTTTTCGCCCAAATACACAAACGAGGCAGCATGTCCCATCTTTACAGGAACCTTCTTACGCATTTTCAAAATTATCAACACGTCATTGGCCGCACTTTTACAACAAGTCAGATCGGCCGTGAAGAACTGGATGATTTCATCCAATATTTGCACATCGACAAAGGGCTGAAACTTTCCACGATCAAAAGTATGATAACCAGATTTAAATATCTTCTAAAAAAGGCGTATTTAAAAGGCTGGGCCGTTGATGATTCTTATTCCGAGGTAAAAGTCCGGGAAAACGAATCCACATTCGTATACCTTACCGAAAAGGAAATTGCCCGCATCTATTACTATACAGAACTATTGCCCTGGGAAGAAGAGATTCGGGATATCTTCATCGTAGGATGCATGACCGGCCAAAGATATTCCGACTATTCCCGTTTGTCTTCGGACAACATCAAGGGGGATCATATCCACATCGTCCAGAAGAAGACGAAAAACAAAGCGGTTATCCCTTTGACGGAGTATGTGAAGGAGATATTCGCGAAATACGGCGGGAAGATGCCCAGAGCCCGGTGCATCCAATATTTTGACAAAGCCATTAAAGGAGTCTGTAAGAAAATAGGCATCGATGAGATTATCGTTTACGAAGAAGAACGTGCCGGGGAAATAGTAGTGGTCAAAAGGCCCAAATACGAAATGATATCTTCCCATACGGCCCGCAGGACCTTCATCACCAATATGAACAAGAACAATGTACCAAGCGCGAAGACCCGTAAATGCACAGGGCACAAATCAACCGCCTGCTTCGACAGGTATGACAGAATGACCCTTGAAGAAAATGCAAAATCTTTGTCCGGAAACGGGTTCCTGGCATGATGACTAATGAGAAAGAGGCCTAAATTGAAGTTTAGTGCCTCTTTCTTTGTAAGGAATTGGTTATGAACCTAACTTTGTAAATAGATTGATTGATTTTACTGTTTGTCCATGGCCTACAATAATAGAAATACATTATTGAAGATGATACGCGTACAAGACATTGTCCTCGCCGAAAAGAAGAAGGGTGTCTCGCAATTATATGTGTATGAGCATATCATCCGCGATACGTTCCTGATCTCCTACAGCACTTTCAACCGTTGGATTTCGTATCCGGCCAAGCAGGAACTGAAACACGGGAAAAAGGGACACGAGGACAAGCTTCAGCTAACCTTTGGTTTTTAATCCGACAAGTGTAACCATCCAGCCGTTATATTTATGATAGTGTTCCCAGGATACCGGTTTCAGGGGCCGTGTCTTTCCTTCTTCAAAATCCAGCCTGTATCCATTTACGGCATCCAGCACATCACGGGCCAACTTCTCATGCCACAGGACATCCCCATCCCGCATATCCCCGTCCGATTCGTCCCTTGTCTCGGAAACGACATGAAGGCGGATGTTTATCTGACATGAATTTGTCTGTTTTGTCTCGGCAGTGATATCCAAAGCGGCAAATTCCACCAGGACGACAGGACTTGTATGGATCACTCCTTCATATTGGTTGTTGAACCATTGGATGTCTTTTAGCCGGCTGTTCGAAGCATCGGAAACGATACCTGTTTCCGGATCAAGCAGGATACCGAACTTTTCGGCAATCAACCCTTTGATATCCTTATATAAACTGTAATACATATTTTTATTTGTTTAAAATTTTATCCAAACCTTTGATTATGATATTTTCCACTTTATCATTCAGTTCCTTGCTCTCCCCGATGAATTGCCGGGCCGGGAGCATCACTGTTTTTTTTCCGAATATTTTTATCGGTCCCCCGTAGTTTTGTACATATGCATACGGCTTGTCGGACGTTATCGAGACCTTCCCGGATTTGGGGATATATCTTATACTCTTCCTTAAATCACCGGAACTGCCGGACAATATTTTTCGGATTGTCGCAGCTTTGCTGAAATTAAGTTTTTTCTGCTGTTTTACCTTATATGTCTTACCGGTTTTCCTGTCACGTTTAAAACGGTAGGAGACGCGTTTTTCCCCTTTGTAGTCAAAACCGTACCATTTGCTGGAAGGATCACGTCGTTTTACATCCTTCCACTTTTTTAAACCGTTATCGACAAACCCTTCCTGATTGAAATTCTCTTTAAAATGAGCCACGGCTTCACGCCCTACGATTTTAGGCAATGAGTTTTTCGCCCAGTCCCGGCTCTCTTTTAAAAGATTGTCAAAATATTTTTGTATGTCAGTATTTTGCATGTCGTCTAATGTTAGTATATTTGTAACGGTTCTAAGCCGAAAGGCCGTGAGCCCCCTTCTGGCAGGTTTGATTATTTCAAATCTGCCAGTCGTATTTTAAAGCTTTCCGAAAGGATATTGGCGCGGTCCAACCTGATATCTTTCCCATTGATCACAATCGTAACGGTTTTTATGTTTTCCGACCGTCGCACCCTTGAACGTAAAGCTGCGCTCAACTCTTCAACGGATATGTCCGAATCTACCCAAATCACGACATGGTCAGCTTGCTTCCTTGCGTCCCGGAGCAACCGGTCAATCGAATTTTTCGAAGGGGTCCGGCTGACCTTGTATTCTTCCTCATATCCCAGTGTCCTGTTAAGACTGTCTGCCGATTTCACGTTATCCGGATTATTCAACAGATCAATGTCATATCCGTATTTGTTGGCAAAATATGAAGCCACCCGTATATTCTCCTCCCGTTCACCTTTGCCGTGTCCACTATGGATACGAAGCCGGCCTTTGTCGGTAGGTATCGTTTCATACTCTTCTTCTTCCAGCAACCGTTCCACCGCTTTTTCCGCTCCCTTGTAAGCTTCCGTCACATAAGGATGGTTATCTGTGAAAATACTGCCCGTATAGGCAGGGTTGCGGTCCAGACCGGGAGAAGCCGGTGTCACCCCGTCCCGTGTCGCTTTTTCTCCCGGAATCACGGGACGGTCTCCGATGTGGGTAATCGGATCAGCCGTGTTTTCCATGTCGCACTGGCAATTCCATACACATCCCGGATAATGAGTTTTCCACCAAGGATCAGTGAGGGACCGGACATTGCCATAATACATCCGGTGCGAAATTCTGGGCTCTGCGGCAGAACTGGGCAGCCAACGAAGATTCGGAAACAGATCGGCATCACGCATATATTGCCGGAAACGGGCGGCTGTCCGTGCTGCGGAAACAGCCGTAACATATTCCGTCTTGAGCCAGTCCACATTATATTGTCCGATTATGGCTTCGGATGCTTTTCTAAAACCGTCATAGCTTCTCAGATCCCCTTTCTCATCGATCAGAAGGGCTGCCAGGTCATTCTGTTCACGGTGTGCCTTGAATGCTGCGAATACGGCATTGTTCCTCTTTAATTCGCGAAGGAATTCCGGATCCGGATCACCGAATCTTACTTCTGCATAAAAACCTGTCTCGACCGCTTTGTCAAGGTAAGAGCGGGTATGTTCGAACAGGTCCGGATCGATGTCATCCCGGACATCGAATTTTTCGTATATGCGCTTTAATATGGCATTCCTGATCGACTCATCCAAGCTGAAATCCATTGAAACCTGTTCCCGCATGGAAGCACACGCCGGACAGTGGCAATCATACAAGTGGGAAACAAGCCCGGAAAATCCTAAACCTTTACTTTCCGGGCCTTTCCGAAAAAACCGATAGTCCGATCTTCGTCCGGTTTATTCCGCTTGGCCGGGTTCGGCTCGTCATAGCTCTTGTTATCCACCGTGTTCTCCTTTTTATCCTTCAGGCCATAGAAGCGGAATTCGTATCCGTCCAGCTTGTAGCCATGTGCGACAAGAAAGGGGAAGAGACGGTAATTGACAATATCCTGGATGCGTTTCATCCGCGCTTTGGTGAACTCCGTAAGGACCCTTTCGTGCACTTCCGCGGTTCCGGTCCACTGTCCGTTCTTGCTGGTGCCGGTCTGCCCGTTCATCATCTTGGCGATCTGGTCGTCACAGAAATCGGCAAGGCTCTTGTAATTATCGCTGCTTTCCTTGCTGGCTACAGCTGTAACGGTCAGTTTTTCATTACTGCCGACGACTCCAACCAGGTCACTGCCAAAACGGACAGCCATCTCCATCGCTTTTTCCCGTTCTTCTTCATTGTCGGTGTCCGTCTCATAGGTGATAAAAGGTTTCCCGAACCTTTCGTTATACTCCGACCAGTCCGAACGGGCATAAGTTTTCCATATGATTTCCCGGCTGATGGATTCCAATTTTCCAAGCACTTCCGGATCTCCGACGGGCAAAAGGAAAAACGCCGTTTCATGTCCTTCGTAAGATATGCCGTCACGATCCCAAGGGTTTATCGTGATCATCTTCTCAAAAGGACGGACATGCTCGCGTGGAAAGACTTTCACGTCCACGAATTCGCCTTTGGAATCCTGCTCACCGAATTCGATAAGCTGATATCCCCAAAACTCACTGTCCATCACAAAGGTCAGAAAACGCGTAAACCAGGGACGATCCAAAAGCAGGGTCCGTTTCTTATCCTTGCTGTCACTGCCTTTCTTGCAGACCTCAAAAGGCTCCGTGATCAGAAAGGCTTCCGCCTTTTCATGCTCGCTGATGACCTGGCTGTCTTTCCATGTGTTTTCATATATATCCAACAGGTCTGTCCGGTCGGAATTATCCGGATCAAGGGCTTCCAGAGTGGCCTTCACGAGGTTATTCATTTCCATGTTGACCCGTGTGGGACCTTGGCGTTTCAAAAGGGACGACTTACGCTTTCGGCTCATACCGAACATGGACGCTATTTTGTTTGTAATTCTTTTTATATCCATTTCGAATTGTATTTAGATGATGTTTACACAGAGGACACAGATCAGCCAAAAGGATTATGGCTTCGTCTCGGACTGGAGACCCACCGGAACGATGTCCGGGGTTTGCCGGAGGAATCCAAAACCGGGGTGAGCGTGCTGTTGTCCTTACCGGATGCGACCCGGTCGATCTCTTTCAGCACGTCTTCGTAGTTTAACCTTACCCTTTCCGGGATACTTTCATCCGGGACGGACTGATAGAGGAAATAAACCGTGAGGACGGTCATCCACCGGACCATCGAAGCATTCCGGCTGTCCCCTTCTTTCGAAAGTTCCTTTATTATTTGATAACGTCCGGACAGTTTCTCGGAAATATACCCGTAAGCCATTGTCTGTGCGTTGAGTATCTTACAGTCTTCATCGCGGATGAGCTTTTTTAGTGAAGCTTCCGATATGAAAACAAGGAAATCGCATGTCTGCAAATAATCTACTACCATGGTCGTCTGTATTTATTGTGTTTGTATTTTGCGGATCTAAGCCCGCCGGTTTGTTTCATTCCGGGCTTGTTAAGTTTGTAAATGCCACCTTCCACGGCATCGGGACCGTCATCGTGCGGAGCATCCGGAAATCCAAGGAATTGCTGACGGATCTCCTGCATGTCCGGACTGTGCTTCAAAGCCTTGTTAAACCGGATCCTCCCCCTCTCCGCATATGCGGAAAGGTTTTCGATACGCTCCACCTTGTCCGGTTTATCCCGCCTGTCTCCCCTGATGGCAATGCTGTAGCCTCTTTTTTCCGCCTCTTCGTCATATTTTTCAAGATGTATGTCCTGGATGAAATTCGCTTCCATCCAGTGCGGACAATTTCTATGCAAAGGTATTTCTTCCGCCAGGGCGTAATGGCCGCGGACCATTTCAGGTGTCGTGCACTGGCGGCAAAACGCATCGTAAATGTCAAAGTAAGGACCATTCTTGCCGATCAGGACGATTGCCTTGAAATCGTTCTTTTTCGAGTCTTTGTAAGAGGGATCGCAATAGGTGACTAACTTCTCGCAGTTGTCGATTGGCGGCAGGTCGGCCCAGGGAAGATGCTCTTCGCGGAACACCCGGCCAATTACGATATGTTGGTGGAACAACTCGCGAAGGGCAATACGCTGTCCCATGTTCGTCATCTTCGTCAGGATCTGCTCCCTGGTATATCTTTCTTTCCATGCCGGCACGCCTTTTTCCGAAAGGTCCATTTCGTGTGTGCGCGGGTTTTCAAGGGCGTATACTTTCAGATGGGTTATCGTTTCCTTCACCGGATCGCCTTCTTCAACATCTCCGACGATATGTGAGAGGATGCTGCCTTTATGGATACGGTTCCCGATTACGACAAAACGGCTGCCCTTGGTCGGAGCACAGCCGTACAGGTCTCCCAACACCCAGTCCGTGGCGTCTTGTACGCGTTTTTCATTCTTGCATATTTCAGCGTCATCTATATCGTCGACAATAATCAGGTTGGGACGGAGCGCGGCTTCACGTACGCCACGCGGGGATTGTCCGCGACCGAATGCCCAAAAACCGATCCCGTCATTCGTGACGAAATGCCCGGTATCCCATTTCCCCGACTTGTACTGCGGTCCATAGTCGGCAATATAACGCTGGTTGAACATCAGCTGTTCCTGCAAATCTGCGAGCAATCCGTCCGCCTTATCCTCATTGGCCGAGGAGAGGACAACGCCAGTAAGTTTCCCCAAAGCCTTAAGGTACATTGGCAGGAATATGTCCATGACAACGGATTTGGCATGTTCACGCGGCCATTCTCCGACGAACATGATGTTGTCGTTTTCGACGATCAGGCTAACTCCTTTTTTGTGGAACCAGGCAAAATCGGCATCCATGAAATCTTCGAAATAATAACGGCAGAATTTCGTGAAGTTTTTCAGAAGAGAGGCTTTTCGCCTGCCTTTTTGCTCATCCGTTTCCTCACGAATCGGTTCGAGACGGACCGTTTCCTGCATTTCTCTGAGCCACTGTTCATATTCTTTCTGCTCTTTTCGGCTTAAATTCATCTCCAGGCTCATGATCTGTTTCCTCCCCTTTCCTCATTTAAAAAATCATTCAAGGCAGGAGCCACGTCACGTGCCAAAACAGGGTAGTTGTCCGTAAGGAACTTGTTGATCTTCCGTACAGTCCTGACCAATGCCGTCCAGTCGGTTTCCTTCGGCTTTATCATATTGTAGAGGTCCCGCACCCCGTCTATGTCCCCTTTGCCGATCAACCGGGGTTCCCCGCCATCCGCCTCCGATTTGATATACTGGTCCTTCAGCTTGCGCAGCTGGAGGAGTTGGTAACGGACCAGGTCGCGGATGTCTTCATGTATCGTCTGCATGGCCATAAGGTCTTCCGTAGCTTTTTGCTCCCAGGCCCCGTTCTTTTTCCATCTGGATATCGTCTGCTCGGACCTTTTCATGATCCGTGCGATCTCCTGTCCGGAAATTCCTTCCTTAAACAATATGTAGGCAATGTATTTATCGTCCATGTCACGTGTTTTTATGATGCAAAGGTGACGGCATAAATCCTTTTGGAAAAGAAAAGTTCCAAGCCTTGCAATCTTTATTACAACCCTTGGAACTTTATTTGCGGCAGGTCTTTTACGGCCTTTACTTCGCTGTCGAAATCAATCAACAAATCACAGTAACGCGAAAAATAAAATGGCTTATGAACTTATAGAAAACAAGGAAAAGCGCGAAGCTACCATACGGATGTATGGTGTGATAGGCCGTGACGTGGACGGAAACCGTATGGCCTATGATATTGCGAATCTGGATAAGGGGGCCGACACCATCCACATCCTTATAAACAGTGACGGGGGAAGCGTCTCGCAAGGGTTGTCGGTCGTATCGGCCATTCTCTCGGCAAAAGCCTATATCCATGCACATGTGAATGGCATTGCGGCAAGCATGGCTGCCGTCATTGCGATATCGTCCGACAAGGTGAGCATGCAGGATTATGCAAAACTCATGATCCATGATCCCCATATCCCCGGTATGGAAAGTGAAAAACTGTCGGCCAAGGACCGCAAGGCGTTAAACTCCATTGCCGACACCCTTCGTACCATCCTTTCGAGAAGGGGCTGTGACAAGGATAAGATAACATCGCTGATGAAGGATGAAACCTGGTTTTCCGCATTGGAAGCACAGTCGGCGGGCCTGTGCGATGATGTGGTCACGACTCCCCGCAAGGAGGAATTAAGCAATCTATCTGTTCCGGAACTTTTGAGCCGGATCAATAACGAATATCAATCATCTAATAAAAAGACAAACATGAAAGAAATTGCAAAAGCTCTCGGCCTTCCGGAGGATGCAAGCCAGCAGCAGATTCTGGATGCCATTGCTGAAAAAAAGAAGACGGCAAACGAAACGAGAGATGCCCTTATCGGACAATTGCTCTCTTTGGGTAAAAAGAACGGGACAGTAACGGACAAGAATGAAGACCGGATGAAGCGGCTGGCCAATGCCGATTTCGAGTTATTCGCGGAAATGATATCCGATGTTCAGGACAAAGAGGTAGACAAACAAACAGAAGAGGACGGGGATCTTACCCGTAAACCTGCCGGACAAACGGAAAACCGCCGGCTAAGTGATGTCCTCGATCGTGTGGGTAAAAAGGAGAAAAAAGACGGAAACGACAGCCATGACTGGGATTGGTACCAAAAGCACAATCCGGATGCCCTGCTTAAAATGGAACGGGAAGATCCGGAACGTTTCAACCGTATGCTCAACGAATATGAATCTTCAATTGCATAAAATTATGAACACGGAATTACAGAATCCAATCGTAAAGTGGCCCTTCGGTAAGGCAGACGTTGTCAGTTTGACGGCCACGGGAAATCAGGCTGTCGATATTTATAACAACCTGACAATCGTAGATGGTGCAAGCGTCATCGCAACCGGGGCACGCACCCTTAATCTTGCGATCAGCAAGGATGTGGAACCGGGTGCCCGCATTGTCGTGAAAACAAGGACGACCGCCACGGAAAGCCTTACTCCCGGAGAAGGCATGGCGGGCAAAGCGACCGCCGGTGTTGCCGGTAAAACGAAAGTCGCCGAGTATGTATATGATGGTGAAAAATTTATCCAAACGGCCGATGCCGTACAAATCGATTAGAATATGGCAGAAATAAGAACGACACTTTATTCGAGCGAACTACAAAAGCTCATTTTCCCGGACAATAGTTTTTACAAGAAGTCTATTGGTGAGACCGGGGTGGCTGATAAAACCGAACAGGTGGAAAAGCCTGTACAGACAAAGATCAGCAAAGCGAAAGAGGGTAAACCCAGTTCTTTGCCCTTGTCTGTTGAAACGTCAACGGACAGCACGAAAAAGTACAATACGACATTAATCTATTGTGCTCCCCTGCTTATCGACTCACAGTCCGAATTGCTTGTCAACTACAACAAGCGTCAAACCAAGCAGGAACAACAGGCTGCGGAGATCAACACGAAAGTAGCCGCTTATACGGTGGAACACTGGTGTCCCAAATTGGACGCGAACATTCTGAAAACGACAGGAAGCGCACGTCCGTCAAACGTGATGGGGTTCACTTCGCAAAGAAAAGCCCTGACGAAAGATGACCTTCTGAAGGTTCTTAACCTGATGATGCGAATGGGTGTTTCCGGAATGGGAGGCAATTGGTACGGCATGGTGACGGCTGACATGTACACCGACTTGCTCGCCATACCCGAATTTGTCGATTATTACAAGACGGGGAACGAATCCCGGCTGAAGGAAGGGGTTATCGGACGCATCCTTGGCATCGACATCTTCCAGCGTTCAACGGAAGAAGGGCACAATGGCGTATTGTACAACGGAAAAACTCCTTTAAGGGGAGATGCGGATGTGAAGGATTCCTTGCTTTCAGGGGCCTTGTTCTGGAACGACAAGATGGTCTGCCGTGCGGAAGGAAGACTCAGAACGATCATTAATGCGGAAGCTCCCGGTTATTTGGGCGGCACGATCATCGAGTCGTTCACCCGTTACGGGGCCGACATCATTCGTGACGATCAGAAGGGTGTGATTGCATTGTTGGAAGACAAGGCATGATTGTCCACTGAAGGCTTCAGGCATGAAAGTGTTTGAGGCTTTCGGTATCTTTTATTAATCACTAAATAAAGAAGACGATGGCAAGAAATAATGGAGAACCGTTGGATGGCAGGAACCTGATGCTGTATATCAACACTGCGGAGACGAACGAATCTCCGGTATGGCAGGCGCAGGCATTGGCTACCAGCCATACGATCACGTATAATACGGAAACAAAAGAAAGGCTGACGAAGGACTCTCCCGGAGGCAACCCGGAGAAGAGGATCACTTCAGTCACTGTGACGATCAAGGCCGATGCGCTCCGGGCTTTTGGTGACAAGGATAAAAAGTTGCTGCTGAAAACCATGAAGGAGAAGAAGAACGTCCTGTTAAAATATGGTTTCGCGGAAGCGGACGAACAGGAAGGAGACGATTACGAGGAAGGGGAATTCGTTATAGACTCTCTGGAAGAGACTTCACAGGCCGGTGAGGATGTGACGTACAGTGCACAATTTTCGTCAAGCGGGGATGTGCTGACCAAACAAGTCGCATCCTAATAAATAGTATCATAACAATGGGAAAACATTTAATTTCAATCAATAATACGGAATATCCCTGCCGGCTGACCATGGGGGCCATGCTGGAATTCAGACGAAGAACCGGACAGGAAGTTACCGAGATGCAGGGAACGGATATCGCTCTGCTCATTACGTTGATCTTCTGTTGCCTGGTCTCTTCCTGTAGGGCAGACGGCGTGGAACTGCCGTTCAAGGACGAGATGGATATGGCCGACCACATGTCACCCGAAGATCTTTCAGGATGGCAAAACGAAAACTTTCAGGCACAAGCGGACCCTTGTGAGACAGAAAAGGCACAATCTAAAAAAAAAGGATAACCATCCTGGAACTGCTTGGGCTGGCTGTAGGCCGTATAGGCATGAGCCGGACGGATTTCCTACAGCTGACCCCCGAAGAGTTCTGCGAGATAGCCGGGCAGTGGAACCAAAATGAAACGGTCTTTTTCCGCAGTAGTTGGGAACAGACCCGGTTTATGGCACATTGCATATTGACTCCTTTTTCGAAAAAGAAACTGAATCCGACAGACATTGTCCGGTTTGACTGGGAAAAGGAAAAACAGGAAAATAAACAGATAAAAATAGCAACGAGAGAAGATTTCGAACGTGTAAAAAAGGAATATGGCGGATAGAGGTATTACATATGACATATTGCTTCGGATGCGGGACCAGGTTTCCGGTGTTTCCAAAACGATCGACAAGGAGTTGAAGGCTGTCAAACAATCTGCCGACCAGGTAGTCGGCAGCCTGAATGGCATCTCCGGTCGGTTGTCTGCTGTTTCCAATGCATCCGTGGGTAACGTGAAGAATATTTCCAATGTTGTCGACAACTTGAAAAGACAATACCAAAGCTTGGGGAAAGAGGCGGCTACGGCCTCTGAAGCATTGGAAAATTCCACAAAAAGAGTCACTCCGAGATTCAATTCCCTGAACATGTCCGTTCAGCAGGTGGCAAGGGAATTACCGGCACTGGCAATCAGTGCAAATACATTCTTTCTTGCTATCTCCAACAACTTGCCGATCTTGGCGGATTCGATATCGGCTGTTCGTAAAGAAAACCAGGCACTAGCTGCTGCCGGACAAAAATCAGTGCCGATATGGAAACAGGTGGCAGGTTCCCTATTCTCTTGGCAAACCGCATTAGTCGCAGGAGTGACGGTCTTATCAATGTATGGTGAGGAAATTTTTGATTTTACCAAAAGTTTGTTTGTGCTGTCGGATGCAACGGATAGTAATAAAAAAGCATTCGAAGCTTTACGAAATACCGCTATAAGCTATAATGAAGAGTTATTTAAAGAGAGTAACAATCTTCGTTATATTTATAACGAAATCATGGCTACTGCTGAAGGTACTGCTGCCAGAAAAAAAGCTATAGACAGGCTTAATGATACATATGAAAAGTATATGCCGTATTTGTTATCTGAAAAATCCTCATTGGGAGAACTAAATACTGTATATACAGCTATAAATTCTAATTTAAGAACACAGATTGCACTTAAAGCACGTTCTTCTCAAATTGACGAACTTTTGAATGAAGCCTCAAAAAGTCAAGCTGAAGCTGTATACAATATGCAAAAGGCTTTGTCAAACCAAAAACTATCCACACCTATATCCGATCAGATCATTGCTTCACTTGTTCAAGATGCCCCTAAATGGCGTGAAGCTGGAGACACACTTGGAGAAGCTTTTCAGCAAGCAATGAAAAATATACAAACGACTTTTCCACAGGTTAAATTTGATAGCGATACCAGAAGTGGTATTTATGATTATTTGAAAAGTTTTTATCAAATAGAAAGTGCAATTGACGCAGTAAATAAACGCGTGGACCTTCTTTTGGGAAAAACAAATCAAATTACGGAAATAGGAGAAGTTATCATTACGCCTGACAAAAACGGTAACAATGAAGATTTGAACACTAACCTAAAAACTATTGGAGGTATTGAAAATAAAATCAAAAACCTCAAAGAAATCCAATCGAAAGCATCAGAAGAACAGCAGGTAGCTTTGGAAAAAGAGATTCGCCTTTATGAAGCACGCCTGGAACTTATGAAAAAAACGATTTTTGCTGCGGCAGAAGGTAATCTGACAAAGGGAGATAAAGAACTTTTAAAGTTGCCAAATATTCAGGCAATGGATGTCCCTGCGATAGAATTTCCTCTTAAAATAGACGAAAATTCTTATCAGAAAGTACAGCAAAAGATTCGCGAAAGCGGATATGTGTTTGTGAAAGAAGCTCAGATCACAGCCAGACAGATGTCCGGCATACTGTCGAACAGCATACAGGGCTTTATGGAAGGATTTGGGGAAGCGGTTGCTTCAGGAAACGGGTTGGAGATTCTTAGATCATTCCTTCTCTCCCTTATGGATATGTTGCAACAATTCGGTTCGGCCTTGATCGCCGCAGGTATGGCATCCGAGGCTCTCAAAGCGATTGCTTGGAGTGGTATCGGGGGAATTATTGCCGGTTCGGCCTTGATTGCAGCAACTGCTGCTGCAAAAGCGGCATTACAAAACATAACGGCTTTTGCTGCCGGTGGTATCGTGTCCGGTCCTACACTGGCCTTGGTTGGTGAATATTCCGGAGCTTCGAATAATCCGGAAGTGATTGCGCCATTAAATAAACTCCGTTCCATGTTGGAACCAACCGGTTTATCCGCAAAAAGCCTGTACTTGGAAACCAAGGTCAAAGGGAAGGATCTATATATAGCCTTACGTGGAGTTGAACATGAAAAAAGGAGGACACGATGAGTATGGGTTTGAGATATAAGGGCGGATTTCATAGTCTGAACCAGGTCCTGTATGAAATTGAGATATACCAGGAAGGATATTCCGGTCAAGTATCTGACATTGCTTTTTGTGAAGATCCCCTTGAAATCGAGTGGCCGGAGACGGATAAACTGGAACCGGTCCAGTCCAGCAACGCCACTCTCCAGTTATACTCGGACAATGACCGGCAATTCATCGACCTGTATACGATCAAGGCCGGCAGCATCCGTATGGATGTACTTCGGGACGGTACGCTGTATTGGTCCGGTACACTTGATCCGGAATTGTATGAGGAACCATTTGCGTACAAAACGGACTATGCGGTAGAAATAACGTTCGCGGACATGGCCATCCTGGATAGGCTGAACTGGAATAAGACCGGGTTTATGACCCTCCGGGAAATCATTGGTGAAGCGTTGGGACTAACGGGTATAAAGTTTTTGGAAATAGAGGATCATATCAGCACTAAAATATCCCAATACGACACGGGGAATATATTGGATGTCGTATCTGTCAATTTGGACAATTTCTATGATGAAGACGGGGAACCTATGACCGTACGTGAAGTATTGGATGAGACATTACGTCCATTTGCACTTCGATTGATTCATAAAGGTGGAAAGATCTTCGTATATGATTTAAATGATATTTACACGACTTTCGATCCGGAAACGATAGTTTGGGATTCTGACGATTCCGTAGTGGGGGTTGATAAGGTATACAATAATGTTACCGTCACGTTTTCTCCATATGAGAATATGGATTTGATGAAAGGGGAAGTCGATCCCGACAGTGTCCCTGGAGACGGGATGGAGATCAAAGTGGACAGGACTAAAAATAGTTCAGGATTAATGACATCTCCTCCGGGATTTCGAATAGCCTATTCCGATAAGGGGAAAGGTGTAGAAATATCGGACAAGGCTGCTTATTACCGTATAGACCCGATCCATTCCGGAGAAGCCTCGGCCGGGGTAGCCTGGACCATAACAGTGACGAATACATATGGTGGGGATATCCGGCATTTGGAAAAGCCGTCCTCTGCAATCGGGGGAATGGTGCTAAAGGTCTCCGAACGTCCTTATCTTGGTTACATCGGCCTTGACCGCCGCAATTACAGACTGAAACTTACCATTGATATGTTGTTTGATCCCCGATATAATCCATTCGAGGAAGCATCCAGAGAAAATGAAGAAGGAAATTGGGAAAAGCAACAGGATTGGGCAAACTTCGCCTACGTCCCGTTTATCCTGACACTTAGGGACAAGGCTGGAAAAGCCATATACCATTGGGAAAACAAGTTGGTAAAAGATGGAAACAGCTATGAGCATAACGCAAGTAATTGCCGATGGGTTACAGGAGAAGGAAGTTGGGGTGATGCCTGGTTTTGTTGGTATGAAGGAAACCGCAAGAATGAAAGTGGTTTAGGTGGATGGCAAACGAATAAACAGATCATCGGTTATTACCGGGGTGGATTACCTATTTTGTTTGACAAGGCCGGTAGAGGAGAATTTATCGATCTGCCTGATAAGTCCGGTTATCTGGAATTACAAATAGGATATGGAGTACCGGCCTATGATTATGAAAAGGAAATAAAAGGTCAGTTGTATGAACAGTGTCGTTGGATCTTATACAAGAATCCGGCCATAAGCCTTGTCGATAAAAATTACAAAAACGTCAATGCAAAGGACTTTGAACACAAAGCATGGATCAACCGTGACGCAAAGGAAGATCTGAAGATCGATACAATCCTGGGGACGATGGAAAGTCCGTCTCCTGTGGCAAAAGGGCAGTTGTATAAGACTTCCGATTATTCCGTCATATCGGAATTTTACCGCGCCGGCGTAACGGATCTGCTTGAAAGATTGTTGATCGGTACTGTGTATAGCAATTATGCATCCCGGCACAATACATTGTCGGGGACAGTAATCCTGCTCCCTGAATTTAACATCTATACGGATGTTAATGAGCCAGGCAAATATATCATCATAAGTGAGACGCAACGTCTGTACAGCGACGAAAGCGAAATTTTAATGACAAGGTTTGATGCAGACAATTATGAAGGGTTAGAATTTGATGGAACAATATAATGTCATATTAAACAAATTTCCGGCCAGTCCTCGGAGCAAAAGAAGATTGGCAAGCCAAGGATTTTTCGGAAGTGAAAGTTCTTCGGGAGGGTCTAGTATCGGTGGATCTTTATTTACCGGATACTGGGATCTCATTACTACCAATGCGGCAGGAGATGTCCTGGAAGAGGGCGAGGGGTATATCCGAACAAAGTATTCAGCGGTATCGGAAAAGGATGTCATCGCTTATGCAACCGGCAATCATGATATAGTATTGCCTATCGCGTCTGCTGATGCTTTAGGCACAATCAAAATAGGCAATGGGCTCAAAATAAATGAAGATGGTACTTTGTCTGTAGATGGTGAAATTGGTGGCGGAGGCGTAAGCAGTTGGAATGACCTTACAGATAAACCTTCTACATTCCCATCTACCTGGGAACAAGTAACAGGAAAGCCAACTGAATTTAGACCGTCTGCACATACACACGTAATGAGTAATATTACAAATTTTAATGGAGTTACAATAGATACAGACCAGACTATAACAGGACAAAAGACTTTTAGCAAAACTATTTTAGGACAGGCAGATGTTGTGGCTTATAGTACTGGATTTCATAAAGAAATATTTCCTATTGCCAGTAAAACGGCTTTAGGTTGTATTAAAGTTGGAGAGAACTTAACCATTACGGAGGATGGTACACTGAATCCACAGGCTGGAGGCGGTATTACTTCTGTTACTTGGAATGATATATTGAATAAACCATCTTTTTCCACAGTAGCCACTTCTGGAAGTTATACGGACTTATTGAATAAGCCATCATTGTTTAGTGGCAACTACAATGACTTGACCAATAAACCTGTTATACCTACCAATAACAACCAGCTTACTAATGGTGCAGGCTATATTACAGGAATTAACTTATCAATGTGGAACGGTGCAGCCACATCCGTAGGAAATAAAACTATAGGTAATTCCAGTAATGGGAATTATATAGATATTGTGGAAGATTTGAGGATTACACAAAACTGTACATTCAATAAGACTCCTAAAGTTGGTAATACGAATATAGCTCTGGTAACAGATCTTCATACACATAGTAATAAAAATTATCTGGATAATATTAATCAGAATCTTTCAACATCTTCAAATGTACAACACGCACAAATAAAGGCAACAGGAGATGTTATTGCATATTCAGCCGGTTCAGGAACACAATCACCATTTAAGTATTGGAAGCCATCTGTATCTTCTTCTGGCGTACTAAGTTGGACTAATTCAACAAGTGAAACAACCCCTTCTTCTGTCAATATAAAAGGCGCTGACGGGAATAATGGTCAGGGGGTAACTTATCAATGGTCTGGAACATCTTTAAGGCTGGGTACTATTAGCAGCAATGGCAGTACAACTTGGGGTAGTTATGTAAACCTGAAAGGTGATAAGGGGGATCCGGGTTCAAGTAGTGGTTCTGGAAGTTGGAATGGTGGTCAAGTAAGCAACACAATTATTGCACCTAATTTGTGGATTAATACAACATATAGCGGACACAGGTTAGCGGTAAATGGTTCAATGAATATAGCAGGTATTAGTCTTTTTAATGATAATGCCACATTTAGGAAGTCAAATACCAATACACGTATATGGGGTAATGCTGTTGATGCTTGGAGCGATACTACAGCAGGTAGACCACGTTTGTGGGTTAATTATTATAAACCTTCCGGATGGGGTTATCAAAGTGAATTTTTTATTGGTAATGGTGATGGAAATGGAACACAAGTGGCAACAATAAATGCAGATGGCAATGGGAAGATATTAGTTAAAAATGGAACTGGTACATTATCTGATAAGCGATTAAAAACGATCTTCAATAAGATTGAAAATATACTTGATAAAATCAAAGATATAAATGTATATGATTATACCAGAGTTGATGATGAAGATAAGATATTGCGTACTGGAGTACTGGCACAAGAAGTAGCTAAAGTATTTCCAACGTTGGCTGTTGCTAATTATACGGATGAAGTAACAAATGAAAGATATTACACTGTTGATTATGCAACATTAGGAGCAGTTATTTCAATAGGTGGTTGTAAGGAACTGCACAGCATTATAAAGGAACAACAAGTAAAGATAAATGAATTGGAATCCAGACTGGATAGTTTAGAAACAAAAATCAATCAATTATGGCAAAGTTAGGAACTGCAAATATATCAATAATGGATGTTCGTAATATATTAGGCTTTCCATCAACAGACTTGGGTACATTGTGCACTTGCAATAATATAAACCCGTGGTCAAAATGGAAACCTATTCATTGTGCCAATACACTTACACTCAATAATGAGTTATTAAAAAGGAATAAGTATGGTATTGAGATTTTAGAGGCAAATAATCCGGGTATGCTTGTGAATTTAATTAAGCAAAACGGAAATTTAGGGTATAAGTATAACAAACCATGGGGAGGAGCTTTTAGCCCTTATAGATTGGGAGATTTCCGTAATTACTACCATAACGCATTATTACCTGTATCAGCCTTTTATGATGATGGAGATGAAGTGCATGTTGGAGGTATAACATCATCCAATCATGGCAGCTATGAAGTAGTTATAGAAGGGATGTCGGTCCCTGCTTTTCCTAATGGTGATAGTGATTATCTTACTAAAGAGATGATCTATGACTTTACTGATAGTTCCGGTGATAAAATACGACTGACTAAAGGGGTGTATTTTACAGACGGGACAAATGATTGTTGGTATAGTGGAAAAGCATACTACTGGACAACAGAATTCCAGCGGTTTAGAGGTAAGCAGGTTGAAGCCTATGAATTTTATACCAACGCAATAAGAACACCGAATGATTTGTGGGTAGCAGATGCAAAAGACAGGTTTTATGCACTTCCAGAACCTTATCACACTATTTCTGTTGACAATCGAGTACCAGCAGGAAGTAAAAAGGTTTTAGTTGTATGCAATCCTAAATATTCAACTGATCGTAGATCTGTTTTTTATACATTACAATTTAGTGCCGTTGGAGAAATCTATAGAGGTGGTACAATATCAAATATCCATATCCGTATAGCGAAAGACTTAAAGGGTATAAATATGATAGACACTAAGAAAATTGCTGATAGCCTGACTATACAAGATGAAACAGAATCATCAATTTATACTGGTACACTCAGAAATATTAATGCAGATTCCGTGTATGTGTTGGTTTATTATGATAACGTGATACAATATACAACTACGCCGTTTATGGACGTAACAGATCCAGAAGTATAATAGAATTAAAAAACAATATAGTAATTAAGTATGAAAACGATTGAAGCAGTAGAATTATTTTCCGTCTTGAAAGACTTGAACCTATCCGGGATGGAAACATCTGATCGCATGAAAGTGATCAAGAATCTTCGCGCTCTTCGCGAAGTGGCAGATAAGTATAACGAGGATATGGACCTTGCAAAAGAACGTCTAAAACCGGATGGATTTGATGATCTCATAATGAAGATGCTCGAAAGTAATGAGGCTGTCGCAGCAGGTGGCAGCCGTACCGTATCGGACTTGGAAATTGCGTCGTTTAACAAACAAAACGAACAGTTTAACCGGGATTTGAAAGCTGTTCAAATCGGTATCTACAACAAGGATGAAAAAAGCTTTGAAGGAGGCATGAATAATGAGCCGGTAGACGTAAAAATCGAAACTCTCACGGAGCTTGCATTTGATAAGCTTGTTGATGCCAATAAGGATGTGCCGGCAGGCGCATTAGCAGTATTGTTTAAAATGGTAAAGTGATGGAATTACAAGATTTGACATTTAACAAACAAGGTGATATCTGGGTTTGCGAATTCGAAGCAACTGGCCCGTTTAATATCAAGATCACCAGAACAAATGTATCGGGTGCTTATGGAGCATTGAGCGTACAGCAGTCGTTGACGGGAGAGGATTATGTCCCCATCCCATTGCCTCCAGCATGGCCTCTTATGGCCAAGCTAGACTTTGAGATACCGAACGTCCCTGCCGGTATGCACATCCGAATTGAGAGCGGGGCAGAAGTGACATTGGCTAAAATAGCATATCAGTCATGATCGGGCTAAACAAAATAGGGCTTAACCAGGTGCAGCTAAATAGGCTGCGCCTGAATGCTCCATTTCCTGCATACGGAAAAATGGTCGGTGGCGGCGGTTCCGGCGACGGCTTCCCGCAACTTCCCGGTGATGTCACGCGTTGGCATTTTGGCGGCTTGACAAACGAGATGATGGCGGCCATGGACGATCCGAGGATCGAGGATGCGGACCATAAAGGTCGGTTCTTATCCTTCAAGAATTTCGCTTGGGGTGGGATGAGTGGAGTAGGTGGATATAATCAAAATTTTAACACATGGGTTAAATCTGCCAGTAGAATAGATGCAACAGTAATAGGATCATCTGTCTTTAAAATCAATGCTATTAGACAATCTCGAATTATACAATTATATTACCAATCCGAAGGTAGTCAGCAGCCATTTACAATTCCTGCATTTGTAATTAAAGTTTCTGGTTTGATAGATAATCAAAAATTAAGATACCAACACTATAAAGATGGTGTAACTGCATATTTTGAAATTAATGTTGATGGTATATATAATTTACCGTCCTTTGATTTTTTAGCAGGTGGGAGCGTTTATGGTTTTATTTTTGATAAAATACAGGAATCTTGTGATATTACTATTGAAATCCTACCCCTATACCCCGGCGCACTTGTCTTTGACGGAGTAGACGATTACGGTACCTGCGATAACTTCCCTATTCTGACTAAGGAAAAAGGATATACGGTTGTGGCTTTGAGACAGTATCTTGTAGAGAAATCAACTGCTTATTTGACTGCTAACGGTGACAGTATATCAAATACTTCTTTTATATTTGAAGGTAATAATTACAAGGATACTTGGAATTTTGGTAGGGCAACTACAATACAAGCTTCTCGAATATTAGCAACACAAACTTCTAAACAATATGATGGTGTAAAACTAAATATCGGATCAAATACAGAAGGTAGCAATTTATTACAAGTTGGTAAATGGAGCAAAAGTTATAGTAATGTTGCTATTTGGGAACTTGTATACCTCGACCACGACGCCACCGAAGAAGAACTGACCAAGATCAAAGACTACTTCGTTAAAACCTATCCCTGGCTCTTTCCCGACCAGGCATGGACAGTCACCGGCAAAACCAACGAGGACGGAGATCGTGCTACTATTGCCAACATTACGGGCAATGGTAATGATCTTGTACTGTCGAATTTTGGGTTTGCAGAAGGGAGCGGGTACAATGAAGAAGGTGAATATGCTGGCTATCTAGTTACTGATGGGGTGGATGATAAGGTAGTCAGTGCTGAATCAATCGCATTTACAGATACATGGACTATCATAACCGATGCTATATTCTTAGGAGAAAAAGTTGTATCGGCAGGGATTCTTGTTAAAGACATCTTTGGTGTGAGTAACCTCATGGAATATGGAAGAGTTGAAGTCAGTGTGAAAGGTGGCGTATTGTTAAAAGTACCAACACCATCTATTAAGGCTATATGTTCAGATGGTAGAATCTACGATGCTGATTGGAATGAATATCAAGCAGAACCGGGAACTATTAAAGTATCTGAGGGTACATTAATTATTGGAATGTGGTATAACGGAATACAATTCTGTTCAATCGCCTTCAAAAACTTGGGCATCTACAACAACCAGCTCCTCTCCAAAGACGACTGTATCAAATCCTACAACTACCTCCAAACCCTAAAAGCAAAGTAACATTAAAAATAAATAATAATTGAATATGAAATACGCAATTGTAAACATTGTATGGGCAAAGTCCCACGGAATAGAAGTCCTACCGGAAATGAGGACAAGTGTAGATCAGAGCAAGGTAATCTTGCATGAGGAGTTTCTATCACCTTTCGACGACGAGGAATTTTCGAAATATGAATCTTCGGATCAGGAGTTTATTGAACTTTTATCAAGTGAAGAATGGGCTTATCCGGAAGGTGAAGAACCGTCCGTAAACCGTGAATACAGTCGTCTTTTGGCACTCGACCAATTAGACCAAGAAGCGACTGAAAAGATCAATACATACGGCCTGACGGCATCTGAAGCACTAAGAGTAAAGGACCGGCATCCGGTATGGAAAGTCGGAATTGATGTAAACAAGGAAGATCGATATCAGGAAGGTGACAAACTTTATGAATGTGACTTGGCTCATCGGACACAAGAAGACTGGCGGCCGGGACAGGGATCACATTCGCTTTGGCACGAAGTTACCGAAGAACATGCTGGTACAGCTGAAGATCCGATACCCTACAACGAAGACCATGATCCCTTATTTGCCGGAATGGTCCTCGAAGTCGGTAAGTATTACAAACAGGACAATGTAACCTATAAGTGTATACGGGATAGTGGGATTGCCTTGGTACAGGACTTGTCCGCATTGGTTGGCCATTATGTCGAAATTACCCTGTAGATAAGTTTATGCCGCCTTTTGTGCCGGGCGGTATCCAAATTCGGCACGTACTTTAAGACAAGTTTTTATGATTTGGTTAATTGTTATTTCTATTTTGATTATTGCGGCCTATACGACCGCTGTATGCATTAAGCAGAAAGGTATACCTTATTCGATCAGTGCCACGTTCTACGCGATAGAACATAAAGGATGGTTTCGTTTTACAATGTGGGCTTGTCCTATGGTGTTAATGCCGGCCATACTGGATGTGAGTAAGCCGGGTACGGAATTTCTCGCTTTCTTGGCATTAGTCGGGATGATCGTTGTCGGGTGTTTCCCCGATTACAAAGCGAATAAATTCCAACACCGAGGACATATTGCTGGCGCAACAATGGCAATATTATTCTCTCAGACTTGGGCTGCATTCAATTTTTGGCCTATGCTGCTCGCCTGGCTTCCATATGTTGGCTATACCGCACTAAACATGGTTAAACAAGAAAAAGGAGCATTTAAAGATAAATATATAGAAACGAAACCTATGTTCTGGATTGAAATATTCTCCTTTGGGGTGATATACTTAATATGTCTTATGCTTAGGATTTAAAATAAATCCGCCTCCTGGCTATCACAGACAAGAGGCGGTGTGTTGAACAGATTACCTATTTGGTAACCCTTGATGGCACAAAGGTAATAATTCAAATCAAAAATTATGGGAACATCTGTTAAAGTAGTGACGTTATCGGCATTCTACATGGAATTTTATGCTTTGATGTGGGATATGAGATGGTTGATGTTGTTGTCGCTTGTGTTGGTCGTAGCAGATCTGTGGTACGGGATTAGCAAGGCAAGAAGACGTAAAGAAGAAGTCCGTATTAGCAGGGCAATCCGTCGAACGTTGATCAAGATCGGTGATTATATATGTGTGATAATTCTAGCTGCGGTCTTGGGAAAAGCGATTGGACAACCACTCGGTATAGATTATAGCATAATGGCCGTATGCTGCATGTGTCTTGCTTGTTACTGCGAACTGGAAAGCGTCATTAGCAATTATTGCGAATGTAAAGGTGTCCATTATCACATCAGTTTGTGGAGTTTGGCAAAAGGACTTGCCGGTATTAAAAGCAAAGATTTGCAGGAAGTAATCGAAAACAGTATCATAGAAGAGAATAAAGAAAATGAAAAAGATTGACACAATTATTATCCATTGCTCGGCCACACAAGCCGGACAGGATATCAAAGCGAAGGATATTGATCGTATGCACCGTGCACGCGGTTTCAGCCAGATTGGCTATAACTATGTAATCGACCTGGACGGAACTGTAGAAACCGGTCGGCCACTCACGATAGCCGGGGCACATTGTATCGGTTACAATGATCATAGCGTCGGGATCTGCTATATCGGTGGCCTTGATGCTACCGGTAAGCCCTCCGATACCCGGACCCCGGCACAGAAAGCGGCAATGGACGATCTGATAAACGATATATGCCAGGTGTACGATATTGTTGAACTGCTTGGTCACCGCGATACATCACCAGACTTAAACGACAACGGTATTGTCGAGCCGTTTGAGTTTATCAAATCATGTCCCTGTTTCGATGTCAGGGATGAGTACAAATCCTTTCTCAAACCTATAATTGTTAAACCGTAATATCTGTGATTTATGGATAAAGAATCAAAAAACGAATTGATAGGCGGGTTGATTGGGTTAGTGGTAATAATCCTGTTCTGCTTGCTTACATCTTGCCGTACACAAATCAAATATGTTCCGGTCGAAACGATTAGGACCGACAGTCTTTTTCGAAACTCTGTTCGAATCGATAGTGTATTTGTTCATGACTCAACTTCTGTTACTCTGAAAGGCGATACCGTTATCGAATATAGACATAGGTACATTTTTAAGTACAAGGATAGAGTAGATACAGTGTATATAAACCGGACAGATACTATCCGAGTGCCATACCCGGTCGAAATTGAAAAGAAATTGACAGTATGGCAACGAACAAAAATCGAGCTCGGAGGCTGGGCTATAGCTGTTATCATTGTTACAATACTGATCGTCGTAGGTCGAATGGTCTACAAGCTAAAAAAATAACTTTTTGTTCATAGTCGCTCTTTTTGGGGGCTTTAGAGATAAAAGAAAAGCCCCCGACGTTTTCTAATTTATTCCCCAATAAGATAGAATACGAATATAGACATCCGCACGTCGGAGGCTCTAAATGTCTTCAACGCGAATGCCTTTTGTCTGTATTCTTATTGGGGTATGGCAAAGGTAAGCATAAAAAACTAAAACAATATGTGCAAATCGGAAATCTTTGCCACTATAATTAAAATCGTCTCCATGGAGACGGAAATATCAGAATCTCTGATACTGTCAGACTGTAAATCAACAGACACAGTGGATGCTCGATATCTATTGGTCTATTTTCTCTCACAGAGCGGATTATATCCACCTTCTATTGCCTCCTATATACACAAAACTAATCGATCGGTAAACTATATTTTGGCCAATTTCGAAAACCGTTTAAAACAAGGAAAAATAATGAGAGTATATATGGAAAAGATAAAGAAGTCTTTAGGAAATAACTGATTTCCCACCTGTTTTTATGATTATAGTTTTGTGATGCGGTTAATGTTGACCGTAATTCAATGTAAATGTAAATAAAATGGAAGCAGAAAAAATTATTTGTTGCGACAGAGGTGACAATGACAATGCGCTTACAGCTGCTATTTTAGCAGGTAACAACCGCCGGGACAATGACGGGCTGTATGCTCTGTTAGCTAATCAGCGCAACAGCAACGATCCGATGGCGATGGCTGCCATGATGAATGGCGGCATGGGTGGACAGTGGAACAACCCTTTCATCTACCTTGTATGGATGATGTTTGCACAACGCATGTGGGGTAATGGTTGTGGGGAAAACGGAGGATGCAATAATCCACAAATTGCAGCCTTGCAGAATCAAATGCAGGATAATCACAACAGTGACCTGATCTTACAGGGTATCGGAAATAACACCGGGGCAGTTCGTGAACTTGCCGCTAACCTTAATTGTGACTTCAACACATTGAATTCGGCGATCTGTGATGTCCGTGCTGGCATTGATCGTCTGGCTGGACAGGTTGGATTCTCGGCAGAAAGAGTGATCAATGCTGTGAACATGGGTGACTGCAACGTTATCCAGGCTCTGAAAGATTGCTGCTGCGCTACACAGAAAGCAATACTGGAAATGGGCTACCAAAACCAGTTGGCAATGTGTCAGCAAACAGGAGAATTGAAAAATGGCCAGCGTGATATCGGCGTTGCCATCTCGCAAGGATTCGCTGCTACGGCTTTCCAAGCACAGCAGGATAAGTGTGACATCATCCGATCCGGTCAGGATAATACGCAGCGCATCATTGACACGCTGAACAACCATTGGAACCAGGATCTGCAACAGCGTTACAACGATGCCCGCCTTGAACTCAGTCAGCTTCGTCAAAACGCGACACTTATTGCCGCATTAGGCAAAACCACAACGACTGCCTAACAAAATGTTTAACCGATTAAGCCGGAGGATTTTCTTCCGGCTTAATCATTAAAAAGATAGGTTATGTTATTCAAAGATTTAAAACCCGGCTATCCGGTTTACATACTTCAAAAAGAAAATGAACCAAAAGCATTTCAAGGAAAAACGATCAAAGTTTCGGAACCTTATTTCCCGCCTGCTCCTATCGGTCAGATGCCGTCCATGAGCACAACCCAGCGAGTTGTTGATGTCACGTTGGAGGCAAATGGCGTAACCAATACTTATTCAATTCCAGAAACACTTTCGGTCACATACGCAAACAATCTGGTTCTTTCCACCGATCGTGATGGTATGCTCCGTGATGTAGAGTCAATGAAAAACCAAAGTTTGGAGATTGTGAATTCCGTTGAGAAGCATAAGGCGATTGTTGATAGCTGCGACAAGATATTGGAGGAATGGAATCCTGCTTTTGCAGAGAAAAAAGAACAGGATAAACGTATTTCCGGTCTGGAAGAAAAAGTAGAAGGTATTGGAAAAATGCTGTCCGATTTTATCAACGAATTTAAAAAGTAAGGCCATGAAAATATACTGTGCATTTGTCAAAGTCAAAGAAAAGGACGAATCTTGCCATTTTAACGAGGAATCAGCTAAGAAAACGGTATCTGGTATTCGTTATACAGACAGGTCTGGAATGGAGCATGTAGGTGCTCACTGGACACCGGAACAGATTGAGATCGCGACAGCCTCAATGAAGTTTCCAGAAGGAACAACCAAGTGGGACAAGTATGTTGCATTCAATTCCTTCTATGCCGATTTGAACAAAGTTTTCGATGAAGCAGCTATTCTCAAAGCTGCTCATTCTTTTTATTTCGCGGACGAAGATGCCCCAGCTGGTAAAATCAAAAAATATATTGACGCAATGAGGAATAAATAGTCAATAGAATATTCCTACGGGAAATATAAGGCATTGTTAAAAATAGAATAGCGTTTGCACATCTTTCGAAAAATGTGTAAACGCTATTTTTTGTACTTTTCGTTTTGGAAATTTGTACTTTTCGTTTTGCCAATTATACTAATGATATGACGACATGAAGTAGTGAGACCTATGCGTATTCCCATTGCCAACA